GGATTATACAGACCGCCGCCAGCTCCAAGAATGGCAACGCAGTGTCCGGGCCACACTCGGCATCGACATCAGCAAGGACTTCTTCATTGGTGAGCGGTATGAGCAGATGCTTTCAAGGTGGGCGGAGCAAAATGTTTCTTTCATAACCAGCATCGAGAGCGATTGCTTTGATGACATGGAGAAAATCATTATTGACGGCTTTACAAAGGGCCGAACACCCGCCGCAATTTCAAATGAGATACAGCGGCGCTTCGATGTGACCAAATCGAAAGCGAACCTTTTGGCCCGCGACCAGATTGGAACATTGAGCGCAGACCTGACTCGCACTCGGCAGGAGTCCGCCGGGGTAAAGGAGTACATCTGGCGTTCATCCGGCGACGAACGTGTGCGCGCGTGCCATCGTGAACTTGATGGTAAGACGTTTCGTTATGATGCCCCGCCAGCAATGTGGTACATGACGAAGCGAGGGAAAATCTACACCGGGAGACACTGCAACCCCGGCGAGGATTACCAGTGCCGCTGTGTTGCAAAACCCGTTTTTGACTTTAATAGGCTCAATTCTCAAGCCTTTAAGGAGAAGAAACAATGAATCAGAAAAATCCGCCGCAAGTCCTTCGGAACGAAATGCGTGCTGACAGCGTGCCTGTCGATGAGCATTACAGCACCGAGGGATATTTTTACGATAACCCCATCCTGACCCGCACGGGCATCTTCAAGTACAAGCTGGAAGATGGTTCGGAACGTCGAGAACTGCGCAGGCCGGAAGATGTGTTTGACCCGGCGAGCCTTGCAAGCTATGAGGGAAAGCCCATCATCATTACCCACGATGCGCAGGCGATAGACAAGAACAATGCCCGCCGGGAGAGAGTGGGAACAATCCTGACTCCCGGACAGCAGGACGGCGAGACCGTCCGTGCCAAAATCGTCATTGACGACCCCGATGCTGTAAAGGCGTCGGGCCTGCGCGAGCTGTCCGTTGGATATTATCAGGATCTTATCATGGAACCCGGAGAGTGGGAGGGGGAGCCTTACGATGCAATCCAGACCCACATCCGCGTGAATCATCTTGCGCTGGTTGCCGTCGCCCGCGCCGGAGATGATGCAAGACTGAACATGGACGGCCAAGACAATGGAGGTACTGACCCTATGGATGACGAGAACAAGAAGACCTGCACCACCATGGACGACGATGCTACCGTGGAACCCGATAAACAGACTGCGGATGATGGCGAGGGCGCTTCCCCTGCGGCTTCGCCCCTTAACCCTGCCGGCATCGAGGCGGCTATCAAGGCATATCTGGCCGCTACTGGCGGTGCAACTGCTGACGATGAGAACGACCCGGCGGCGGGTGGTGACCCCACCAAGCCGACTGAGGACGATGGTGAAGAGAATGCCACCACACCCGACGTTCTGGCGGACATTACGGCCCGCCGGGATGCAATGGAGGATGGTCCCGCAAAGTCCGACATCAACACCCTGCTGTCCATGCTGGAGGCCGAAAAAGCCCGTGCGGATGCCGCTGAAGACGATGTCAAACAGCCGCCCACAGAAGATGAGGACGACGCCTCTGACAATGACAGCGGCCAGCTGAACCATGACAGTCTCGACGCCATCGTCAAGAAGAAGGTCGGCCAGCGCATGGAGCTGTGCCGTCTGGGCGACAAGCTGCATCTGGATGGCATGGACACCCTGCCTGTGATGCAGGCAAAGAAAAAGGTCATCAGAACTGTTCTGCCCGGTATGCGTCTGGACGGGAGAGGCAACGCATACATCAACGCGGCTTTTGACATTGCCAAGGGCAAGGTCAATGGCCGCAAGACCGTGAACGATCAGCGTCGGCAGGTGTTCAATGCGGATTCCGCAAATGCGGCGACCCGCAATACGAACGCCAAAAATGACCCCGACGCCGCTCGTACCCGCATGATCCAGCGTCACGCTGGCGAAAAGGAGGACTAAGCTATGAGCAATATGGCTGTACAGATGAATTACGGTGAGCCGAGCCGCGGCATGCCCGGTGGCCTCTATGACCGGGCCGAGTATGAAGCTGTGACCCGCCGCAACAGCGCAGAGGATAAGGCGCTGTGCTTCGGATACGGTGTCGTACAGGGCGCAGAGCCGGGAAAGGACATTGCGCTTCCTGCAACGGACGCAACTGCTGACAAGTTCGAGGGCGTTGTGATGTACAGCGCCAATGTCGAGATGGACGATGATGGTGCCGTACTCCTGCGGAAGAACCAGATCGTCGATGTCTGTCAGTCCGGCAAGCTGTGGGTGCAGCTGGTCGATTCGGTGGAGCCTGCTTATGGCCAGCCCGTGTACCTTGTGACCACTGGCACAGACGCCGGAAAGTTTACCCCGACCAAGGGAACCAATCTGGCAGTGAAGGCGCGCTTCATCGGCGCGGCCGTGAACGGCATCGCCCCTGCCCAGTTCGTGACTCAGCTTTAAGGAGGTAGGAACCTATGTCTAAATTCAATCCTTTCGACCCCGCAAACGGTTACAGCGAGGAGGACCGCGTCGCTCTGGAGACGAAGTGCGCCTCGCTGATTAACCGCGCCTATCGGAACCCGTTCCCTGGCGCTTCGCTTCGTCACGATGGTGCGGACAATGCAGGTATCTTCTTTGCCAAGCAGCTGGCGCACATCAAGACCAAGGCATACGACAAGGAGTTCCCGGAGCTGTCCGGCCTGAAGCTGTTCCCCCAGACAAGCGATACGGATGAGGGTGCAAGCTACATCGAGTACTACTCCTATGAGCCTGTCGGCTTCGCTGCCATCATCGCGAACTACGCTTCGGACCTGCCCCGTGTTGATGTGAAAGGCACTCCCCATCGTGCCGAAATTGTCAACATCGGTGATAGCTACGGTTACAACGTGCAGGAGCTGCGCGCATGCCGCCGGAACGCCGTTCTGGGCATTATGAAGTCTCTGGATGCTGTCCGCGCCGAAGCCGCCCGCCGGGTCTATGATGTCAAGGTGAACCACCTGATCTGGAACGGCGACGAGAAGGCAAAAATCGTCGGTATCCTTTCTTCGGATAACAATATCCCCGTCTACACACTGCAGAACGGCGCTGGTGGTAAGGCTGACTGGGCAAGCAAGACTGCCGATGAGATCGCCGCCGACATTGCCGGCATCCTGAACTATATCGACACTCTGACCCAGAGCGTTGAGCACCCGGATAGCTGGGTTATGCCGAATGACCTGTACACTGCTCTGAACCTGCGCCGCATTGACGGTACTGGTGAGTCTGTGCTGTCTTACATCAAGGAACACACCCCCCAGATTAAGAACTGGGAGACCGCTGGTGAGCTGTCCAAGAGCAACAAGGGCTACAACACCACTGGAAAGAACATCGGTCTGCTGTACACCAAGGACGCCGATAAGATGTACCATGATGTGCCTATGGCATTCCTCCAGCATGCGCCGCAGGACCGCAACCTCGAAATCGTCATCAACTGTGAGGGCCGCGACGCCGGAATGGTCATTCCTTATCCGCTGTCCGCCTGCCTCGTCTACGGTCTGTAAGAAAGGAGCCTGCTTATGAAAATCAAGAATATCAGCGTGAAGCCGATTCGCATTGGCGATGTCTCCCTGCTCCCCGGCGAGACCGCACAGGTTGAGGCTGTCTATGCTGATGCAGTGGCGTTCTACATCAGCATGGGCTATGTGCAGGAAGTTGCGGAGAAGAAGACCCGTGGCAAGGCAAAGAATCCCAATGCGGAGCCTGACGCCATTGCAGAGGACACCGCAGAGGATGAGTCCTGATGGATGCCGCCGATGTAGAGGCAATCACCAAAATCGTGAAGATGGTGGGAGCTGAGTTCAAAGGGGCGTCCGATGAGGACATCAAGTTCTGGATTGAGCTTCAAGCCCCTGTTATTTCCCGAAAGAAGTTTGGCGCTGATTATAATTTGGCGCTGGCTCTTTTAACGTGCCACGCCATGAAGATGGCCGGCAGCGGCGACGACTCGCTGGGAACCATCGCCAACACTGGACGCCTTGCCAGCGTATCCGAAGGTGGCGTAAGCATTTCCTTTGCGACGTCTACTGCGGGAACAGCGGGGGACGCAGCCTATCAGCTCACATCGTATGGGTTGCAGTTCATCGAGATTCGGAACAGGCATATCGTTCCCATTATGATTCGGTAAGAGGGTGAATGTATGGCTATTGCCGGAGAATTTGGGCTCGACCTGACCCCGGAGGGAAGAGCGGCACTGTCAATGCTGGATGAACTGGAAGACATCGTTGTTGAGGTCGGATACCAAGCCGATCAAATGGCGATTGACGGCGAGACCTCGCTGGCAGAGATTGCCTATTGGAATCACTATGGGACTTTGCATAAGGATGGCTCCGTGATGATCCCGGCACGTCCATTCATGGATGCACTTCAAAAGCACCCCGATGAATTGGCGGAGTTCTCACATCAAGCGGCGTCGAACCTCAATACCGCCGAAACTGTAGCGAGTGCAATCGGTGCTCAAGCTAGTTCTATGATTCAGGACGCTATCAGAGACGAAGATTGGACGCCTAATGCGCCGATTACGGTTGATGGTGGATGGATGGTAAACGAGTACGGCAAAAATGGCCCTGTCCCAGTCCATATTGACGGAAAAGGCTCTACAAAGCCTTTGATTGACACTGGAGCCATGAGACAGCAGTGCGGATTTCGCCTCGTGAAAGGGGAAAAATGAACATCTTCAAACGGTCTTACAAAGTGCGGCGGTACGGAAGAACCAGCTGGGAAGATGGTGTGGCGTCCGCCGGGTATGAGGATGTGCAGCTTATGCTGGATGTTCAAGCCAAGACGAGACGGAACCAAGATGACCCGGCGGGCCGGACGACCACGGGAACGCTGACGGTGTACAGCGACATGGAGCTTCACCCGGCGGAGTCTGACGATCAGACGGACGGTGACCGCTTGTTCTACATGGGCAAGTGGTACGTCTGCAAGTCGTCGATTTACTGGGGGAACACTATTCTGTCGCACTGGATTTCGGAGTTTGAGGCGGTCGATGGCGAGAATGAAAGGGGGAAGAGGGACGATGACGGAAGCTGAGTGCAGGGCCGAGATTCGTAAGTTTTTCATGGAGCTTTACCCTGCCTGCACGGTCATTTACGCTTACCCCGGCAATGCGGCCCGCCCGCCTGCGCCCTACGTCGTGCTTGACTTTGATGCCGCCGACAGTTCTCAAATTGACGAATACGTAGATGATGGGATTTTGCAGCAGACATGGTACATGAGCATGCCGTTTTCTGCGGAGCTGGTTGCGCAGAGCAAGGTGGTTCATGGCGGCGGAGTAAAAAAGGCTCTTCTGTCAACGGCTGTTGATGACCTTGCCCAGAGTATCCGCTTTTTCCAAAGCTCCTACGCAGAAGATAAAATGCGTCTGCTGAACATTTCGGTAACGGCCACAGGAAACCCAGAGCAGATCCATAACAGCGTGTCCGGTGTGGAACGGGCGCGCTGTTCTTTTTCTGTGGATTTCGTTCAGAACACGAAGGAGTATGCGGCACTGCATCCACAGGACGGTGCGTACATTGCCGACCACGACAGCGCGGCATCGAAAGAGCTTGCAGATATGCAGGCTGGATATTTCACAGAAGTTGAAATTGAACCACAAATCAAGGAATAAAGGAGTGAGAGCATGACCATTGACCAAATCATCAAGGTCGATATTGCCATTTCGGAAGCAATGGCAATCGACGGCGGCTATGACACCATCCTTATCATCGGCCCCCTGCCGAAAACTCCCGGCGGTCATATGACTCCCGATGTTGCTGGTTATACCGGTACGCAGGATCTGAAGAGTGCCGGCTTCTCGACGGACGACCCGGTTTATATCGCCGCATCCAAGGTCTTTGCCCAGTCGCCCAAAGCTACCATGGTGATGGTGGCTGTTCAGAAGACAACTTCCGGATCGGCGGAAAAGGTAGATGTTACTCTTGACCGCGCAAAGGCGGTTCCGGGCTGGTACTGCATCTGTCCGGCAGGCATCAAGGAGGATTTTTACCAGAGCATTGCAGACTGGACGGAATCCAATGAGAAGTTCTGCGTCTGTGAGACTACGGGAATTTCCGCATCGCCTGTCTCCGATGCGATGTTCCGCACGGCCGTCATTCATGCAACGAAAGAAAACGACTGCGTGAATGCGGCATATGCGGCCAAGTTCTTGTCGTATGAGCCGGGCAGCGAACTGTGGGCGTATAAGTCCCTCAGCATGGTCGAGGCGCAGAGCCTGTCCACCACGGACATCGCCAGCTTGGAAAGCCGCAATGTCTCGTACTACACCACCATCGGCAGTCAGGCAATGGTACAGGGCGGCAAGGTGTCCGCAGGCGAGTGGATTGATACTATTCGCTTCCGTGACTGGCTCAAGACTCAGATTCAGCAGAATGTTATCAATTTGATGCTTTCTTTGCCCAAGGTTCCTTATACGGATCCCGGTATCGGGCTGGTTCAGAATGCCGTGACTGCGGCGTTGGATGCAGGCGTGGAAGCGGGTGGCATCGCACGGCCGTCTAGCGATGAAGCAACTGGAACTATTACCCCGTCCTATACCATTACCGTTCCGAAAGCTGCAGAGCTGGATGCGGCAACACGCAAGACCCGCGTGCTGCCGAAAGTGAAGTGGTCGGCACAGTTGGCTGGTGCGCTGATTGCAACGGAAATTGGCGGTACGTTGAACTATTAAGCGAAAGGAGATGCGTTAAATGGCTCGTGCCGATGTTCACGTTTATTCTTTTAAGAATGTCATCTGCGCAATCGGCTCCCATATGCCGAGCGGCTTTGCAGGTGATAACTGTATCACTATTACGCCGCAGGGTGACGGTATCACCGATGAGGCGGGCGCCGATGGCCAAGTCGTAGTCTCCAACTCCGATGACCCTCGCTATGAAGTTAAGATGATTTTTAAGTATGGTTCCAAGTCAAACGCAGTTCTGCGTAAGCTCTACAACCTGCAAAAGCAGTCCTCTGGAGGCTATTTCTTCCCGCTGATGATTCGTGATTTGGGAGATAACCCCCAGTTTACGGCATCTAAGGCATGGGTGTCCAAGCCCGCGCCCATCGTGTACGGCGCAAAAGGCGGCGATCAGGAGTGGACCATCCGGTGTGTGGGCGAGTTTGCCCCGGAATAAGGAAAGGATGATGTAACATGAAAATGAAACGGATGGAGATGCGCGATGTCTCCATTGGCGAATACCAGTTCAAGATTCGCCCGTTTGGAGCTAAAGACGCCCTCTATATTTTTGGCGATGTGGCATCTATTCTCCTGCCCATCCTCGGCTCTGTGGCTGTGGCAAGCGATGATAAGGATGCCGTTGAAATGGAAATGTTCGACGGTGTGGATTTGGACACGGAATCCTTGACGAAAGCGCTGGGCCGCATTAACGGAAAAGCGCTTTCTAAACTGGTTTCTGAGCTTATCATGGAGCACAGCAATGTGAGCTATCGAGACCCGGACAGAGGGTCTTATCAGCCTGTCACTGAGGATGAGTTCGATGAGATTTTCTGCCAGTACCTTGCAGGAGTGTTCTCGCTTTGCGCTGAGATTATCAAACTGAATTTCAGCGGTTTTTTCAAAGATGCGAGCACCCTCTTTGGAGGCCTTATCAAAGTGCGCCGGGGGGATCGCTCGAAGAATACGGAGAATTCGACAACGAACGAGTTACAGACCTCGAATGGGTAATGTATACCCTAATTCGTGAACGGGTCGCATCCATGTATGAGCTGACCTATGTTTACAATCTGGATGAGATGCTGAAGCTGTATGACCTGATTATGATGCAGCGCGACATTGAGTACAGTAGGAGCCAAAAAGAGAGAGGGGGTGAGTAAGTGCCAGCGGCAAGAGAGACGGTCATCGGAAAGTTTGTAAATCAGATTCTGTTCAAAGTTGATAAAAGCTCCATCAACGAGGCGAAAAGCGCCATTGGTGAGGTGAAAAGCTTTGCGGCTAAGGCTCTTGGCGTCATCGGAATTGGATTCTCTTTTACGCAGCTGAGCAGCATAGCAGAAGAATTTGGCGGCATTAACGATGTAATTCGCGGAGCAACCCGCGAGTTGGGAGACCAAGCGGAAATCCAGCAAAAGATTCTGCAAGGGGCTCAGGATTGCCGTGAAGAATACGGGGTTATGGCGGGGGACGTGACAAAGCTGGTGCAGCTGAACAGCAAACTGTTCCCGGTTGATGATGCCGTAAAGTTTGTTTCGCTTGTCGAAAAACTGGAAAAGGGATCCGGCAGAGAGACGAATCTTGACAGCACCATGAGCGTGCTGCAAAAGGCCATCTCTTCGGGCAAGCTGGACAAGTCTGGCTTTTCCAACTTAAAGACAGAAGCCCCAGAGGTTGTAAAAGCCATTTCGTCTGCAATGGGGGTGTCCGAAAAGCAACTTCAAAATCTGGCAGAGAGCGGAAAACTTTCCGCAAAGCAACTGAAAGAAGCGTTTTTCGCGGCGGAAAGTGACATTCAAAAGAACTTTGATGAACTTGGCTTTGGAATTGGAGACGCTCTTACCTATGCCAGAAATCAGTGGGGACTTTGGATTGCGAGCATGGACGATATGCTCAATATCACGACCCGCATTGGAACCGAAATAAAAAATATAAGTGATTTTCTGATAGGGAAAGCACAAAAATTCACATCGTGGCTCAAGAGTGTTTCGGATAAGCTGGGCGGCGTGGAACAGCTACTGAAGTTAATTGCGCTGGCAGCAACGGCACTTTTTCTCGCAACAAACGGGAATAAGGTGCTGTCGTTCCTTGGCGGGGCCGTAAAGTTGCTAAAAGGATTTAATGTCCAAACGGCGCTCGCAGCCGCAAAATGGCTTCTGTTGTTCCTTGTGCTGGAAGATGTTTTTACTTTCCTGCAAGGCGGAGACAGCGTTTTTGGGCGACTCTTAAGCGATGCTGGCGTGGATGTCGATGCGCTCAGAGAAAAAATCTCGAATTTCTTCTCTGATGCAAAACAATTCGGAAAAAATTCCCTTGATAGTCTGAAGCAATTCTGGAGTGAGCACGGCGATAACGTGCTTGCAGTTCTGCAATGGCTGTGGCAGGGATGCGTTGACCTGACGGCGGATATTGTTACTTTGGGTGGCCACTTGTTCGACCTTCTGGGCGGTCTTATCACTGGATTTCAGACAGGAGATTGGACACAGTTTCTTCAAGGTTGCAAAGAGCTGTGGCAAGATTTTCTCGATATTTTGAACGGCATTGGACGAGCAGTTTTTGGTGAGCTGTGGGATCCGTTGGTGGGTTCCATGAACGACGCATGGAATCTGCTGAAAGGGTTCTTTAGCTGGTTTGGAGACAAAATTCAGTGGGCGAGAAATCTCTGGAGTGGCGTTAAAGAATTCTTTAATGGTGCTGATTCTGATGACGAAGCGGGTGATAGCCAATCTGTAAAGCCAAAAGGTTCTGGAAGGGCAACTGGCGTAGGAACGGAAAGAAGACCTTCCAACAACACAGGGAATCCCGCGAAAAGCACGAACACGGAAGCAAATCGGAAAGCCACGAATGCCTTTATTTCTGGAGGCCGTCCAGTGTCTACCAGAACAGCGGCGCAGAAGCCTATATCCCAGACCACCAACAATAAGTCAATCAACGTGAAGCAGGAAAATAAGCAGCAGTACACATTCCAAGTCACGGAAAGAGCTGCTGCTGACCGTTTGAGTACTACGGTTCGTTCGCAGGAAACGCAGTCCACGGATGAATTGGCGAGAGCGTTGAATTACGGGAGGTGATGCGCTGTGCTGGCAAAGCAACCTGCATCCCTCGGCGGATTTGAGTTCGATGCAATCATCAAAAGGTCAGAAACGATGACCTGTGATGTGCCGGAGTATGCAACAGAGGAAGGATACTCCATTACGGACAACATCTGCCTAAAACCCCGTGAGCTGGAAATCGAAGCTATCATCACCAATAGCCCTGTCACATGGGCTGAGCAACACGCGGCATCATCGAGCCGCGTTGAGACGATGGTTGAAGAACTTCGCCAGCTGTGGCTGAAAAAGACTCCGGTTTTGTTTACCGCGGCTGGCGACAGCTACGAAAATATGTGCATCACGAGCATTACCGCCCCTCGAACGGTTGAGGACGGCAGTAGTACCCGGCTGACCATCAAGCTGAAGCAAGCGTCTATCAACTCCACCGATATGGCAAATATCAGCGTGAAATACATTCGCGGAGGAACATCTAAGAAAAACACGGGCGCTGGACAAAAAAGCTCATCGTCTACATCTGGCACCCAGAAGGACGAAAAGGCCACAAAATCCAGCATTTTGTGTTCTGGCGCAAAAGCCATTGGCCTTTTCAAGTGAGGTGTGCAAATGGAATACTACGAGATTTCCGTGCCGGATCGCAATGATTCGGTGATGCGCGTAAACCTTGACGGCACATACTACTACCTCCGGGTTACATGGAACGCTTACGGAGAATTTTGGATGCTGAGTATCTACGATGCAGATATGCAGATGAAAATCGGCATGGCAAAGCTCGTGCCGGGAGCGATCTGGAACTTCTACTATCTCAACTCGAACGGTCCGCCGGGAATCCTTGGCGTTCAAACAGACAAGGAACGCATCGGCAGGCAAGATTTCGTTGATGCGGTGGCTCACCTGTACTATCTGCCGGCTGAACAGATGGGGGTGCAGTGATGGAAGAATTTGGCCGTCAGTACAGAGTACGAATCGGAAAGAACAACTCCACGGGCCGAGAACTCGGCAAGCCAAATGAGGCAACGGGCAGAGCGCTTCGGTGTCAATTCTCCTGCGAAGTTGGTGACAGCTCAAGTTCCAACACCGGAAAAATTACGTTGTGGAACTTGGCAGATGAGACCCTGCGCCTGTTGGAACAAGAGGATTGCTTGATTGAGCTGAGTGCAGGGTACAAGGACGACCTGCCCACGATAATGGGCGGAACTCTGACGTACTTTGAAACTGAGCAGAGTGGCGCAGATCAGCAAACTACAATAGAGTTTGTGGATAGCTTTACATCGTGCCGAGACAACACAGTAAGCCTCAGCTATTCCGGCACGGTTTCGGGAGATAAAATCGTGCGCGACGCGGCGCAGATTATGGGTTGTGAGGTTAAATTCTCCAAGTCTGCTAAGTTGATAGACTTCACGAATTTTGCGTTTGTAGGGGCAGGAAAAACCTTGATTGAAAGGGTTTGCAACCGCAGCAAAATGCGCTGGAGCCTGCAAAACGGAATTGTCCAAATCTGCGCATTGGACGAGCCAATAACAATGGCCGCTTATGTGTTGTCCGCAAGCACGGGCCTTATCGGTTCCCCGAAGCCTGTCTTTGAGTCTGCATCTACGAGCGATAAAAAGAGCGGCAATGCTTCCAAGCGCAAGGCGAAAAAGGGCATCGAAGTCACCTATGTACTTAATGGCCATATCCAAGTGGACGATTATGTAAAAATTGACTCAAAATCGTACAAAGGCAATTATCGAGCGTCCAAAATTAAATTTACCGGCGACACAGAGGGCGACGACTGGAAATGTGTAGCGCTGTTTGTGGAGGTGAAGTGATATGAAACAGGACTTCCTTGATGCAGTATCTTCCCTTGTTGGGCGGCTGATGGAAGATTCGATTCATACATCTGCACCCTCCAAGGTCGGAAAGGTAGAGAATAACCATACTGCAAAGCTTACCCCGAACCTCAAGGTGACGACAGATGATGGCCGAGAAGTTCCTTACCCGGAAATATCAGGCACTATCATTCTGATGCCCTGTGGAGCAGGTGGGACGGTTGGTTTTGCCTTTCCAGTGAAGTCGGATGACGGGTGCCTTGCTCTCTTCAACGAGGGCGGCTCAGGAACAGACCTCAAATGGGATCTCTCGAATGCGGCTTTGCTTCCGGGCCTTTACCAGTCGCCGGGTGAGCAGGTGAAAAAGGCCGGGAGCGAAGAAGCGGCCATAATGTTTGCACCCAGCTCCACTATCACGGTCACGAAAGACAAAATCGAAATCAAAAAGGATGATACCAAAATTACGGTGACATCTGATTCCATAAAAATGGAAAAAGGCAGCACGACTGTTACGGCATCATCTTCGAGTGTTGATGTGACGTCTCCGAATTTGAACATCAAGGGGAATACCAAGGTGAATGGCAATATCTCGGTGACGGGAAACGTGACGATTTCCGGTACATTAACGCTCGGCGGAATTGTGATGAATACGCACACGCACGTCGGTGTGCATGGACCGACTGGAGGACCTGTGTAATGGCTTTGAAAGACCTTGCGCTTTCCAAAAGCGGAGACCTGCTGATAAACGAGAGCGGAGATTTTACAATCATCGACTCGGTTCGGCAGGGCATTCAAATCAAGCTGAGGTGGATTAAAGGCGAGTGGGTCTTTAATCCTGAAATGGGTGTGCCTTATTTTGAGTCGATTTTAGTCAAGATGCCAAACCAAGCACTTATCGAAAAAACGCTGCGTGACCAGATTTTAAGCGTGTCTGGTGTTACAAGCGTTGGTTCGATAAATCTTGCAATGGACAAGAAAAAACGAACTCTCTCTGCGAAGTTTACCGCAAAAACGACGGAGGGAGAGGTGGAAAGTGAGGTGGAGCTTTCTCATGGAGTATGGAATAACAGCTGATGGCTTTTCGATGCGGCGGCTGGACGAAATCTATAATGACTCCTGCAAAAGATTTGAGGATGAAATCGGTGTAAACCCGTCCGAGAATCCGCAGAGCCTTATGAATGTGCTTTTTACGATTTTTGCCGATGCCCCGGCAGAATTGTGGGAAGCATTTGCGGCTAGCTATCAGCAGCTCTTCCCGAATACCGCCGAGGGAATCGCACTGGACAACGCCATGCAGATTGGCGGCGTCAACCGCATCGGGCAGGCGCGCACAAAATATACGCTGTCCTGTACCGGGCGTGAGGGTACGGTGATTCCGGCGGGCGCTTTGGTGCAGTCGAGTACATATCCACAGCGCCAGTTTCAGGCAAAAGGAGTGTCCACGATTTCCAGTGCAAACTGGAGAAGAATCGGCATTCGGCCAATCGAAAGCGTGAGCGGAACGATTACGTTTGAATTTGGCGTGTCCAGAAATGCGACTTCGGGTGAAGTGGGAAGCTATTCCGAGTCGGCCAGCATCACAAAACAGCTTTCGGTGAGTTCGTACAGTGATGCTTACACAAAAATCCTGGCAGAGCTTCAGAAATTCGATGCGCTCACGAAGTTTGGAATCAAGGTCGAAGATTCCACGGATGAACAGGGAAACCACACGATTGTGCTGTCGGCTTCTGGTGCGGCTGACAGCTTTTCTGCGTCTCTTTGCAGGTACATTACGGTTGTTGACGTGACCAGCAATATCCTTTTCGAGAGCGTCGAATATGGAAGCTATGTGCAGGCAGATAAAACCATTAACCAAATTGTGACTTCTGTTGACGGTTGGGATTCCTGCATAAATGAGATCCCGCCCATAAAGGGCAGGTTGACCCAGAAAGACTCTGAGGCTCGCACCAGCTATACCAACCGCGTGGCAAGCCGCGGTACAGGAACAGTCAATGCCATTGTGTCGTTGCTTTACAGCGATGTAGAGGGCGTGACGTTTGCTTCGGGCTATCAAAACGACAATGATGAAAAGGATGCGGCGGGTCGTCCGCCGCACTGTATCGAAATTGTTGTGCAAGGTGGCTCGGATGAAGATGTTGCGGGCATCATCTGGGAAAACAAATCCGGTGGAATTAGGGCGTATGGAAGCCATTACGCTTATGCCACCGACATAAACGGAACGCGCCAGTATGTTGAGTTTACCCGCGTCAACGATGTCTATTTGCTGCTGTCGGTCAAAGTTACGAGCGCTGGTGGTCTGGATGATGACTTTGAAGCGAGAATCAAATCTCTGCTGATGGAAGAAATTCTTTCGGCGGGAACATCGGTTAGGCTGCAGAAGTTCATCCGGCCTATCATGGAGAATGTGTCTGGAGTCGATTATATCGAGATTCGGGGCGTTCTTTCCAAAAAGCCGGACATTGAGGGCGTGGCAGACAGTGCTATGCTTACGGGCGTCGTTCCGGTCAGCATCAACCAGCAGCCAGTTGTCACGATGAACGGAATTCGGGTGGTGAAAGCATGATTTCGGCGTATAAGGAGATGTACGCTAAGCTCCCGACGCAATTTCAGCTTGAATCGTATGAGGAAAGCTGTTTGGGAGATTATGTGTGCGACACGCTGGAGGACTTGAAAAATCTTCCTGATAACTGCGTGATGGGCAGTACGGCGAGAGTGATTAGTCCGTTGACCATTTACAGAAAGAATTCTGAGGGAAAATGGATTCTGCAAAGAACAGCGAACAGGGGGTAAAACGATGGCATTTGAAGCACTGAGCGAAAAGCCGCTTAGAGTAGAGAAAATGTCTGTGCTGGACGGCATCGTTTGGGCCTTTGCGCCTGAGTACGAACATTTGATGCTCGCACTGGGCGGATTCGAGTGGATTAACAACATCGACAAATGCAACGGCATTTTGCTCAACCGAATTGGCCAGCTGGTATGCCTTACTCGTCAGCAGGCGGGAGCGATGATTGGAAGCCGAGAGCTGGCAGACAACGATGATATTTATCGGGTCTGCTTGAAGTACAAGGCTTACGTTAATTCGTGCCGCTGTACGCCGAATGAGATTATCGAAGCGACCAAAATTATTTTTGGAGCGACGGAAGTTGTATACAGTGAGCGCCGCGATGTGCCGGCGACCATTTACCTTTCGATTTCCGCGCCGTTCTCGGATTTGGTCCTGTCCATTTTGGGAACGCATGACTTGGTGGTCCATCCGGCGGGCGTGAGAGTCAGGATCAACTGCTCAACTGAGGATGCAGAAACATTTGGCTTCGTGGATCTTAATCCGCGAGTTGCGGGATTTGGCGAGGGTATGTTTGCCCAGTCCATCAATTAACAGGGGGTGATTCTATGGCGGATGCACGTTCGGGAGCGGAACTGACCGATTATTCCAAGGTGGCGTTCTCGGTTGGAGGCGTTCGGCAGGAAATTTCGATTGACGATTGGCGAAATGGCTGGGCCGCAATCGTTGGCGGTTTGAACGGCAAGCCAACGAGTCAACAGTTTAACATGGTGTTCTATATTCTGTCTGTACTGCTGAATCAGAACATTTCGGATGTTTCGGCGGTCAAGAATACGGCAAATGCAGCATTGCCGAAAGAGAGCTTTACGGCAAAACAGATTGTGGCCCTGCTTTCTCAGTATGGGCTTATGTCTGGGTGCAACGCGGATATGCTGGATGGAAAGCATGCGGCCGCATTTGCTCTGTCTAAGCACAGCCATGCGGCGAGCGACATTACAAGCGGGAATTTGCCGATTGAACGCGGCGGCACTAGTGCGGGCACCGCTGCTGATGCGTGTCGTGCTCTTGGCGCCATGCGAAACACCGGCGGAACCTTTACGGGAACGGTCTATTTTGCAAATGGCACAGCGCACTATGTCGGGTCTGCGGGAGATGCGCATTTTAAGTCGTTGACTGCGAGCGAGGACATTCATGCAAAACGTGTGTTTGAAGCGGTCTACAACGACTACGCGGAGCTGATGCCCCGCGGCGAGGATACTGAGCCGGGTGACATTATTGCACTGGATACTAACAGCCAGCAAGAAAAATATGTCAAAGCTACAAATCTTTCGAGCCGCATTGCCGGAATCCATTCGGACGAATACGGGATGCTAATCGGCGGAGAGCAGGTCAATGATGGGGAGGATTTCTTGGAAAAGAATCTTCCCCTTTTTATCCCGGTTTCGCTTGCCGGACGTGTCCACACAAAGGTTATTGGCCCGGTGAACACGGGAGACTGCATTGTACTTTCCCATATTCCGGGTGTTGGTCGTGCGGCGAAACCGTGCGAATATGTTGACCCGTGCAAAGTGGTTGGTTATGCGGTCGAGGGTGACAATCTGACCGAACAACGGCGGCTCAAAGTCAGAGTGAGAGGTGCTTAATGGCTAACTGGGGGCAAAAAGTCTACCCCTCGGACTATGCGGAAATCAAAGCCTTGCTCAAGGCCGAGGTAGGGAGACGCGGAAAAACAGAGGGAACAGCACGAGGGCAGAGCGTTGGCAGTATGGCGAGTTATAACGGCTCTGCATACGACTTCTCGACGCAACCGACGGCTGGAGCGTACATCAAAAACGAACATATCCAAAAAATTACAAAGCCGCTGGATGCGATCAAAGGAACATCGATCACACCCGAAAATGGGGCGCAGATCACAGCGAGCAGGCTGAGCCAAGCGGCAGCAGTGCTAAGCGAGCTGAGCGCGATCCCGGAAAATGCTGCATCAAGCGGGTGCTCTGGCCGCTGCTCTGGCTTGTGTTCCACGGGATGCAATACGGCTTGCACGAGTTGCACCGGCTCCTGCACGGGGAACTGTACTGGGT